AAGAGAAGCCTCTTTATCTGCAATATGGTGAAGCAAAAGGTGATATTTTTAAAGCCCTTAAAGAATTGAATATTTTTGAAGGAAATTCATCAAAAACAGTACTACCAGAAGAGTTTTTAAATAATACAGGATATAACACACTTACTTTAGAGGAAGAATAAATAAATGGCCAATCCTTTTTTAGAAGATTTTTTAAAAGACCTCCAAGATATGGAACAAGAAAAAACATCTTTTGGTGGCACTGAGCAGGCATCTTTATTTTTACCAAGCCCTGAACAACCACAAGAAGAAAAGAATGTATTGTATGATATAATTGGCAGCTCTGCATGGGCGTTTGCTGATGAAGCTGCGTTTGGTGGACTCAGCTTAGGTGCATATGCATTAGATCAAGATGTATCTCAGTTTGCACCACAAACATTGCCTGGGAAAATAGGTGCAGGTGTTGGTGCTTTAGGTGGCTTTGCATTAGGTGCTCCTTTAAAAGTAGGTAGTAAAATTCTTACAACTGCAGCTAGGCCATTTTTGCAAAAAGCTGCTGCTGAGTTAGGTGAAGACATTGTAGTTAGCAGTGCTAAAACTATAGCTAAGAAAGCATCTAAAGAAGCTGTTGATACAGGTTTAAGAAAAGAAATAGCAGATGATTTTACTAATCAGTATTTAAATTTATCTAATAGGTCTACATTTAATAAGGATATAGCTAAAGACTTTGTGCTTAGGTCTAGCAAGTCAGTAGATGATTTAGCTGAGTCTTATGTTAAGTCTGGAAAGATGACAGCTGCTGAAGCTGATATAGCTAGGAATGTGTTTCAAAGAGACTTAACTAAGCGCCCTATACAAAACTTTAAAGATTTATGGGGTGCTCAAGGTCGTAACCCTTGGGTAGGCAATTTATTAGATGAAGCGATTATGTTTACAGCTATTGATGCAATCAGGGAAGTTCCTGCAAGTATATCTCAAGAAAGACCTTACGACTTTATGATGCCTGTTATTGGTACTGTAGTTGGTGCAGGTTTTGGTGGAATTAAATTCTTAAATCCTGTAGGCAAGAGCTCAAACTTTAGAGTAGAAATGGCTGATGGTATTAGATCTGCATTTGGTAGAAATATATATGCAAATAAAAAGCCTAAAGAGCTAAAGAAACATGCTACATGGTTAGCTGGTCAAATGCAAGATAATGCTGATGAAATGCTTAAAACATCTAAGAGAGTTAATTTAAATGGTAAAGAGTATAAGTTAGATTTAATGATGCCTGATCAAGTATTTAGTGACTATGGTGATAAAATTGGTACAGCAGTATTAAGAAAAGGATTAGATCAGTACAGCAAGTCTTATGGTAAAGAATTATTAAAATGGTCTCTTAAAGAAGAATGGGGATCATTAACAGAGAATTGGTTTAGGATGTTTGCTGGTGGTATGGTTATGAATGCACATGCATTATATCAAGTAGCAGTAAATGATGTTGAGTTATCAGCAGAAGATATGATACCTGGTATGCTTATTGGTGCATGGATGAATAGAAATGGTACACCTAGAGCTTTTGATTTAAATACAAGAACTAATAGAGTTAGAAAAAATCTACACATGCTTGGACATGATGTTAGAAACATGGTAGACATCCCTAGTTTTAGTCCCTATAATGCAGCGTATATGAACCCAATTAGTCAGAATGAAGCCTTACTTAAGGTTAGGAATAAAGCTGAAGAATTAGGCATAATAACGGACTCATATGAGCAATCTATAGCTAACATTGAAGACGGATCTACAAGTGTATTGTTTGAGCATCAATCAAGAGGCAATTATGATGTATTTAATAGCTTTTATCATTTACTTGGAGGTCAAAAGAAGTTTATTAAAGGCCTAGATCAAATTAGCGTAGATGAAGCAAACTTATTGCAAAACTCTATTAAAGAGTTAAAATGGGATGCATTGAACAATAGATCTGTAGAAAATGCACAAGATTTATATCATGTAGTAGAAAGTATATCAGAAGGTGCTGCAGGTGTATTTGAAAAATCATTACTTAATACTTTAGTGGATATGAAGATAGATTTACCTGGATTGATTGCAGAGCTTGACCCTTCTATAGGCAGTGCAGGGTCTTTTCCAAAGAAATTTGGTATTCCCGAGGTAAGCCTAGATACAGGTTTGCCTACTTTATCTGAAATGGCAGAATCAGGAAGGCTTATATCTGGATTAGAAGGTGACGCTGCTATAAGAAGATTAAAAAATGTGGCATTAAAAGCTAATAGAATTATTGATGCATTAGAAACAACTAATAGAATTGAAAAAACAGACAAAGAATTTAAGCTTACAAATAAAGATCAATTTGAAGCATTAAGCAATATAATTGATGGCTTTGAGTCAAAAGTTAATCAGTCTGTAGGTAGCAAAGAAGGCCTTGAATTTGACATATTGAAAAATATGGAAGATATGGAAACTGTAATGGTTGCTAATAGTGCAAAAACTTCTGCTAAAAATATCTCTACATTATTTGCACAGGGCTCTAAAAGCCATATTGAATTACAAACAGCATTAAAAAATGCAGGTATATTACATGGAGATAACCTAGTTGAGGGTGGATTAGTATCAATACCAGATTTAAGTTTACAGAGCATAGAAATTACTGGGGGCAGTGAAACTAAAATAGCTGAATCTAGAAGATCATTAGGTCAAGTATTAAGTATAATAAAAGCAAAAGCACAATATACTAAAAGTGTTCCTGCTGAGCCTCTAAAGATAGATGTATCTCAAGTTGACAACCTTATGAGTTTCTTAGGCAAAACCGGCATGAAAACTAAACCTTGGATTATGGATCAATGGAATGGTTATACATTAAGATATATAATGAATGAAAATATAGAAGGCTCAAATATAACTATGCAAGATATGAGTACTTTTATGGATATTAGTTCTATAGAGGGATTAGATTTAGCTAAAGTTAGCCCTAAAGGTAGAGGCTTTGAAGCTAGAAGAATAGAAATGCCACCTTCTGATAATGAAGTACTTATAGCGCAAGTTGATCGATACAATACATTTATAGATAAGATAGTAAAAGATGGAAAAAGTGTTAAAGGGGGCTTAATATCTGAGGGAGACCCTCTTACTGTTGTTGGTCCTGATATGATGCATATAATAGACCAGAAGCTAGACTATTCTCATGCTGATGCGTTTACTTCTGCTAAGCAAGCTATTACAGATTTTACAAATTCAGTAAGTATAAATCAGCCAGCTTTTATAGAACAGATGAGAAGTTTCTCTAGCATGAATGCTGATTATGCTAAAAGGTTAGAAGGATGGTTAATATCTTCTAAGGTTATAAGTAGAGAGAGGCCTGATGGATATATTAAATATAGGTTTAATGAGGACGGATTAACAGATGAAGTTATCGATTTATTAAAAGGCAAGATGAATTTATATGGAGTATCATATGACCATATAGACGCGCAGTATAAACAAAATAGAGAAGAGTATATGGAAATTATGGAAGAAACATATGCTCAGCCTCACGCAGATGGTAGCTTAACTCAAGATCAATTTTTTAATAAGTACTACGTAGATGAGGGAGGCAACTCTATACATCCTGATAAAATGAGCCAGGATAATATATTAAGCCTAGTTAACCAGGTTAACCTTGACTTAGCAGCAAAAGGAATGGCTAAAAAGCTTAATGTAAGAGAATATGTAAGAGAAAACTTTAGATTCCCAGTAAAAACAAATAAAGGAATAGAGTATAAGCTTGGCTCAGATTTAGATTTAAGAAGTGTAAAAAACAAAAATATGATTAGCGAAGCAATGGATCATTTCTCTTCTATTATAAGCGCTAAAACTAATGCTACCGAAGGCCATTTAGTTATGTGGGATGGCGGAGCCTCTACTTTTAAAAAGATGCCAATGCAAAAAACTAAGTTTACAGATGCTATGGAAAAGTATAACTTGCCTTTAATATTTATTAGTGGCAGTGGTGAAAATTTTGGTGGCTGGGGAACTAAAAGACAAAGGCGTAGAGTTAGTTTATTTGAAACTGATTCTAAATATTTAACTGATAAAGATAAGCAGATTATAAGAGCTAACAGATTAAACTTTGAAAAAGAGCTATCGGCTATTACAGATGTATATGGAAGAGTTTCTAAAGACCAATATGAAGAAGGCAGACTATCTTTATCTAGTACAGACAATCCTGGAGTAGATATATTTGTTATTGCAGACAAGATACAGCCTGTTGGTATTGGAAGGTCTAATTTACCATTATTAACAGAAGCATATGAAAGTTTATTTAAGAAGGTAAAAAGTAGCCTTGGTGATAGTAAAGCAAAAGAGATGCAAGATAATATAGACTCTATGAAACGTTCCCCAAATATGAAAACAGGAGCTCATGAACAAGCATTAAGGCAGTTGTTATTTTCTGAGATTAGCATAGAGGGTAATGATTATTCTGGATTTGCTAGCCTAATGAATGATGTAGATTTTGGCGATAATGGCAACATAGGCAAGATATCTAAGCGCTTATCACTATTTCATACTCCTAATTTTAAAAAGTTAAATACTATTATAACTGAAGGTGCAGCAAGAAATTCTAATGATACTAGGATTATAGAAAAATACACTAAAAGATTAGATAATAAAGTTAGAGTTGCTATACTTGATGATGACAAGAATAATTCTAATTTTTCTATTAAGCAAAGACTTAAAAAGCAGTTTGAAGATAAGTATGGAGATAAAGAAGGAGCAACTAGATTTGATAATTTCTGGGCTAATGAGTTGCATGGTAGAAGTGATGAGACTAGATTAGACAGTGTAAGTTTCTTATCTAGGGATATGATGCGTTATTTTTCTTTAGGCACAGGTAGAGCTGCTGCAGATGAAACTCAGCTGTTTAAGCCTGTTATATCATCTACAGGAGATGTTTTACTTTTAGGCAAAACTGTATTCGTTCATGACCCTGATCTAGAGTCTTTCTTTAAAACTCAAGGATTAGACATATTAACTACAGGATCAGCATCAAAGGTTGTTGGTGCAGGCTGGAATAAATTACAATCTGATCAACTGACAGACAGAAGTGCTGATATATCTAGCTCTATAAGACAGATTGATATGGATAATATAAGAATTAAGCAAGACAGGGTACATACGGAAGACACTGCAAAGCAATCGCAATCTGCATTTAACTATATGTCTAGTGCAGAAGCAGAAGTAATGTTCAATGAAGGCTATGCTACTCAGTTAAATAATAACTTAGAAGCTATGAATCAAGTTTTTAATAATCCTGACATGAGAAAGATGTTTTTTGATCAAACAGCATTTGAAGACCAGTCTATACAATCTATGTTTGAAGGCGGAGAAGGTGGAGCTGTGCTTGGAAGTGCTAAGTTTGCAGCCTCTAACGGCATGGACCCTTTAGAGCTGGGAGAAAGGCTATTTGCAAGTCAGCTATACAGAAAGTTTGTTGACCCTATTGTGAATAAAAAGGCAGAAATTAACGGAAGTAGGTATGGTGGTAAAGCAGTATTAATGCAGTCTTTAACAGGGGATACTAATCTTAGAGCTACTATAGTAGAAGATGGAACACTTACACAATACGGTCAAGTTGTGCTGCCTGAATATGAAATAGATTCTAAGCTTTCTGCTATAAAAGAGCAAACAGGTATGAGCATTAAAGTGATCAGAACTTCAGATCAAAAAGTATTAGATATTTCAGAGTTGCCTTTAATAAGAGGCTCAAAAAATGTTGGTACTAAAAATCCTTTAAGCAAAGAAGAGTTATCTGAAATGACTTTAGGGCACTTGCATAAATTAGTTAATACAGGTGGTGAATATGAAGTTGCTATTGTTACTAATAGATACCCTCGCACAAGGCCAAATGACATGGCTGTTTTAGGCTTAAAAGGCTTTTTAACTAAAGACCATGGTAATGCTATGATTGTCAATGAAATGGACGTATTAAACATATTTGAAGGTGATTATGATGTAGATAAAAATGATTACTATTTTATGCAATCAGATCAAATGTTTAAGCATATAGAAAATAGAATGCCTTCATGGGCTCAAGGAATTGATGTTGATCAGTTTGCAGGTAATATAGAAAACTTATCTTTATCTGGAACAGCAAGAACTAGTAATATGGCATGGAGTCAACAATTAGGTAATGCTAGTACTCTTAAAAAAGGTATTGGAGTAACACAAAAACTACACAGAACTTTAAACTGGATAAGAGATTTAGCCGAACAGAAGGTAATTAATAAAGATACAGGAGAAACTGAATACGTTTTACTCCAAAAAGAAGATGGTAGCCGTATAGTTATGGACTATGACAATAAAGATTGGTGGCATAGGGCTGTTTTAGAAACTCAAGCTATCATTGATGCAGGTACATCTACTAGCTCTAATCTTATTAATGAAAACATGAGAGATTATAGAGATGATTTCTTATTTCCATTAAGAGAAGAAAGTCATTCTTATTTAGAAAAGTTATCTTCTGATACAAATAGAATAGGTTTCTTAAGAGATGTTGCTAAGCAAACTCCTGGAACAAAAAGAATTAGATTGTTTAGAAAGCTAAATGCAGACGGAACGGAAACTAGTGATTTATCTGGAGTTGATAAAGATATAATAAAAACATTACTTGACCAATATTCTAAGTTTATTAGTATTGGCTCTACTATATTTGATAAAACAGGGAATGGCAAAAAACCAGGATACCATGATGTTATGGATATATCTGAAGAATATTTTACCTTTATGCAAAACTATGGAAAAGGTGGAGATATGAGTAGAAGGATGTTTTATAAATTGTTAGGAACTCATGGTAATAATGCTGAGTTTGCACAATACTTTGGTAAAGATAAAACAGACGCCTACAATAAGGACGATAAAGAAATTCCTTCTTATCCTATTAATACTAGAAGTCCTTTTCCTGAAGCTATGCTTAATAAAGCTGATAAAATTGCTAGAGGGAAGCATGGCAATGTATTAGATAGAATGATGAATAAAGTTAGAGCAAGAGATCCTTTAGGGATAAATGAATACAAAGCATTTAATCAAGCTGATTTAATATTTATGGATGAAGCTAGTAATAGGTTTATGGAAAATCCAGAACATAAGCAGCAATTTAACGAAGACGTATTAGCATATACTCAAGATGTAAATAAAAAGATTAGCCAGATAAGATACTTAAAAAGAAGGTTTGGGTTTATTAATAATATGAAAGTTAGTGCTGGTAGAAAGCAAGAGCTTAAAAATGACTTAAACGAAACAATAAGAAGTATAGAAGCTACAATAGCTGATGCTCTTCCTGATAAGTATAAAAAAACATTTAAAGGTGAAGATCTAAAAGCAGGGTATATAAAGATTGTTGACTTGCAAAGTAATAAAGAAATGCAAAATGCTGCTGTTCAATTATATGCAATGGATGCGATTGCACGAATTAATGACTCTACTCCTGCAATGAAATCTAAGATTCAAGACCTACACCATCTTGAGAGAAGAATGTTTGGGGATATGAATGATCTTTCTCATACTCAAGAATATGGAGATGCTACAGTAGTTAGTGACAGAATTAATCAGTATTTAAAGTCTGCTAAGCTAGATTACAATAACATAGAATCAGTAATTAGCGATATGATACGATCTGGTGTAAGAGAGCATGGACTGCACTTTTTATGGCATTATGCTAATCCCAAAAAGAATGCTTCTGCGGTAGGTGTATTTAACAATCAAGTAATCCCTGTACCTTATTCTGGAAATGGAAGAATGAAAAGGGTGATAAGACACTTAGCTGACATGGCGCAAAACCCCCAAGCAGGATCAGATCCTGATGCTTTAAATGCGTTTAGAGCACTAGGCTCTGTTGTAGGACATTATAGAAATTACTTTAATAAAAATTGGGAATACTTATCTCAAGACCCTATTATTAATGATCAGATATCTTATCTTAGTAAGCCTTCTCAAAACAGTCCTGACGGCTTAACATATGAGCACTTAAAGTTTCCTAGCTTTAGTAGTAGATTTGAGTCAGGATTAGATGGATTTAAAGCATATAAATGGAAAAAACATGCAGATGTAGATGACCCATTTAAAACGCAAGTAGATATGCCTGTCATGTCTTTTTATAAGCAATTTTTCGAATTACACGGAAAGGGTGCAGAGTTTGATCAGTATGTAAATCAAAAATCTGTATTACATAAAGAACTTGAATCTAATAGGATTATTGACCCTATGAGATATCTAGCTATGGTTTCTAATCTAGATACAGAATTGCATAATTTTGCTAAGAATAAATATGCAGGAGCTGTAGTTGATGAGGGAGGACAGGCTAAAGTATGGAGTATGGATCAGATAAAAGATAAAGATGCTATGAGAGGAAATATAATATATGCATTAATGGGTGGTAATAAACACTTTAAAACACTTACATTAGCACCTGAGTCTAAGCGTACAAAACGTGACTTATCTTCTGCAGCTGAGTTTGGAAAGTTTGGACAAACAGTTATAGAAAAGGTTCCAGAAGGTACTATGGATAATTTAAAAAGTAGCTTTATGCATTGCACTGTAAAGGGAAATAAATAATGAGAGCTAATTGCGATTTTTCAGAACATGTATCACTAGTATTTGAAGCATGGGATAAATTTAAAGGTAATAAAAAAGTAAAAGAATACTTTAAAGATCCGGATGAAGCATTTGTAAGTTTGTTGCAAAATGAATTTAAAATGAGCCCTGAAAACCTAATGTATCAAAATACTGTAAGTAAAGGTAGGATGAGAGGATTTCAAAAAAGACTAGACACTCTTGTAAGGAATGTAGAAAAAGGTAAGGTTTCTAGTAAAATGGCTGAAATGTTTTATACGCCTAGCTCTTTTGCAAATACAGACCCTACAATAAGCAAGTTATTAAATGATTACATACATACATCTCATACATATCAGGGTACACAAAAAAGAAATACAGACTTTCAAGCAAAGATTAAAAGAGAAATAATTAAAGAAGCTTCTGCCAGAGGTTTAATGTCTAATGGTTTAGTAGAGTTTGGTAAAAAGATTACATTTAGAACTGCAGAAGACAAAATACGTCGCAATGAAGAAACAATGAATAAGCTTGCAGTTGAAGCTCAAAATGGAAATCAAGATTCAGAAGCTAAGTTTAGAGAGTTGGTAAAAAAAGAAGATCGACTAATAGCAGATACAGAGGCAGGAGTTTATGCTGAACTTATAGGATACATAGAAGGCCCAGAAGGTGTATCTAGGCTAGTAGATGATAGGTTGCTAAAAGAAGATAAAAAATTATATACAAAAAATAGAAGAACAGGGAATGATAAATATCTTTTAAAGCGTGAAGACTTTACAAAACTCTTAGATAAAAATGGCAAGCCTATATCTAGTAGAATGGCTAATGCGCTTAATGATTATACAATGCTTACAGAAGATTTATATTGGGATCTTAAAAATGGTGTAGACTCTTATGTAGAAACTATTATAGAGGGGCAAAGAGGCAAGACTAAAGATCAAATTAATAGCATGAGAGAAAGACTTTATGAAAAACTAATGCCTAGCCCACAAAAAGGTTTTTATCCTCACTTTAGAAGAGGATTGAATATTGACTTTATGGATGGATTAATGGGCAAGTTAGAAGATTTAGTGTTAGCATCTAACAAGCATTTTAATACAGAAATGTCAATGCAGTCAGCAATAGATAACGTTAATGGGTTTATAACAGGACACGCTAGAGCTAGAGAAACAGATATATCTCCTAATGATTATTCATACAATTTTAATAGAGTTATTAGTTCGTATTCATCTAATGTAGCCAGGTTTAACTATATAAATAGAATAAACTACAATACTAAAAAAACAATGACGCAGCTAGAAAATCTATATAAAGATGGTAATTATGAAGGTGGATATGGTGAGTCTGTTATGGAGTTTATACAAGATTTACACAAGTCTGCTACTGGCTATGATCAAATTAAAAATCCAGCTATAAATAATATGCTAAGAACTGTGTTGGGCTTTGAGTTTATAAGTAAGATTGGGTTTAATCCTAGATCCGCTATTAGAAATATGTCTCAGTCTTTAATGAATTTAGTTGAGTGGAGTCCTATACAGATAAAAGAATCTAATGCATTTTTTAAAGATGCAGCAAGAATGGCAGATGTAAATGAGCAAATGGAATCTATTGGTATTTTATTTAAAGATGATGCTCCAGAACTACAAGAGTCTATGGGAAGAACTCCAGGAGGCTTTTCTTCTGTTAGATACAACGATCAGACAGGTAAGCTAGAGCATATACCTATTACAACATTAGAAAAAACTTCAGGTATCGCTAATTCTATTGCTGGCACTGCTGGTAAAATGACAGGAGCTATAGAAAACTTTAACAGGAAGACTACATTTAAAATAGCGTATGCACAAATGTACAAGTCTCTTGACAACAATAACTTCTATGAAATGCAAAAAGATTTATATTTAAAGAAGCTTAAAAATCCTGAAAATGCTAGTGGGTCAAAAATTGATGCTGCTGTAGAGTCTGCTAAAACAGATGCCGCTAAAAAATACGCTATTAACATGACTGTAGGAATGCATTTTGATTACAATGCTTTTTCTAAGTCTAAAGTATTAAGAACTAAAGTAGGCAGTGTAGTAGGCCAGTTTCAACACTATTCATTTAAGTTTTTTGAAAAGAACGCAGAAGTACTTAGAAATGCAAAAAATGATATCATGGTTGGTGATGTTAACGGTAATGATGCATGGAAGCTTTATAGATTAGGTATAGTATACTTTATGGCTCCAGCTATTGCAAGTGCCATAACAGGTATTGATATAGGTAATATAGTAGAGCATGATCCTGCATCTAAATTAAAAAAACTAGCATTAGGGTTTACTGGCGATCCTAGCTCAGAAGAATATAAAAGAGCATTCTTTAATAAAGGCCCTGTAATGGGTACTATAGGTGCTCCTGCTTTAAGTACACTATTAAACTTTGGCATGATGACTGAGCTTATCAATATGGATGAAGATAATATTCTATCCTTAATGGCTGGTTATGATGATGCATATGCTAATGAGCTAAGTAATCAATATAAAAAAGATAAGCTTTATGCTGTATCTAAGTTGTTAAATACTGGATTAAATAGAATTGCATATAGACATTTACCTCAGTTAGCTAAAGGTAATATTGGTTGGGTTGCTCAGAGTGAGCTTGGCTTATATCCTACTGCTGAAGCCAAAAAGAAACAAAATTTAGTTAAAGGCCTAAGCCCAGAAATGTTTAAAGCATTAGAAGCGTTAGAAAAGAAGGGGCGTTAACCCCTCCTATTCCGTAGTTAGCTTTCATTTATTAGTTAGGATTGCTCTTCCCTAATTCGTAGATCATTTTATTGTTAATATCATCTTTAGTCAATTGCATTTTTTCAATTAAAGAATCGAGTAAAGACTCTTGTAATACATAGGTTTCTAGAGAGTCAGGCTTAGAAGACGCATTTTTAATTAAAAGTGTAGTTATATCTAAGTATTGTTCTAGTACTTTCATTGGTTTCTTGTTAAACATTTTCTTCCTTTATTAAGTTTATAAACGTATCTAGCTCAACGATAGCATAGGTTTTACTTTGATTTCTTTTCATTACCAAAACAGGATCTCTATCTGAACTGTTTTCTTCGGCTTGAGCTAAAGACTTCCATAAATCTAGTCTCTCTACATTTTTACATTCGAAGCTGTACTTAATAATCTTGCGAGCAGCAGGAGAAAGTACTATATCTTCCCCACACATACCCATAGTTTGCGACTTAATATCATCTTCCTCTAGCTGAGGAAATGTTTCTCTGAGAATATCTCTTAACATATTTTGTAATCTTCTGCCTTTAGCTTTTGCACTTTTTGCAGACATATTCATCCCCTTCATGTTTACTTGTTAACCATTCATCTACTAACCTGGCATCTAATTCAATGGCTCCTTTACTCATCTCAGGCGTTGCATTGTTGTGGTGCGTAGAGAAGACCGTCACGTATGCTATCATTCGAGCTATCGACATCATGATCTTTTCGTCCAAAACCAAAATCTTCGGCAAGTCTTTTATTCGCCCGTTTAATTGTGTCATCATTTGCTCCTTTTGTTAATGCGTTTATTTTATTCTCCTTATCTCTTTCTTCAGGATCATATCCAGAGCAGCACTCTAAGCATTCTGGACAGAAATCCCAAGGCTCATAACCAATTGATTTATTTTCCATTTCCCAGATATGATAAAGCAAAGGAGTATCACAACACTCACTTATTTGATTCATCATATTCCTCCGCTGGAATGAAATCTTCTCCAACTTTTATATTGCCTAAAACCCATTCTAATGCTTCTATCCAGCCTCCATTATTAGCCCATTCCATCTCTGTCATAGCATGATTTTTATCATAAAACATATCTCTTTCAGTTAACAATACTTTTTCTATCTGCTCTTTACTCTTCATTAAAAAACCTCTTTCTTCGTTTATTTTTAGCTCCAAACTCTCTAACTGCACATCTTTTGCATATTTCCTTTTCATACTCAGGAACTAATGCAGTAATTGCACGATGTGGGTGACGCAGGAAATAGTTTACAGGCTTTTTCCATACGCCACCACAATCTTCACAGTGAAAGTTAACTCTTTTTCTTTGCGGATTCGAGATAGTCCCGAATGTTTTGTATGCTTTCTTCAAGACTTAACTCCAGTTCATTCATTCTACTGTTAAGATCAATCATTCTATCTTTTGTTTCTTCTCTGAATGAATTTACACTATCCATCCAATCTCTTTGTTCAGTGAGCCTATCTTTATACCGTTCTCCGATATTATCCATATTCCCATTTTTTCTTTCATCTGAGTTCATACTGTTTCATCTCCTATGGCTTGATAGGTTACTTCACCTGTATCAGGATTAAAAATGCTTCCATTAGGAGTTCTTGAAGGCTTAACAAATCCACCCTCTTCATTAAAGAATGCATCTATTTCTTCTTCCTCATTAGCGGTTCCTGATTCTTCTATTGACATTCCCCACAATAAGCATAGATATACAATGGCATCTTTTATTCTGCCAGTGACATCTTCTCTTTGTGATTTATGACCTTTAATCCATGCATTAATACCATCCATATGCTTCATAAGATAAACCATTAATGACTGCTCTCTAGATATATCTAAACTATTGGCAACACGTTCAAAGTTAGCGAAGACATTGCTCTCTGAGTGAGCATATTCTTTTTGCCCAGAATCACGAGTTCTTTTAACTTCATTTATCATTAATTTAAACCAATTGTCAAATTCACTTTTCTTCATGAATATACTTCCTTTTTGATTTGATTGTTATGTACGACTAACTTAACATCTAGGTGTTCTCTTTCCCTATTTGCTTCACAGCGTACTTGTAATTGCTCTATTAGTCCAGTTGTTCTACTCTTAGATGGAATCACTGACAATAACTTATTAGTATTGTAAGCGGTTCTAAATGAGCCTTTAGCTGATGCTATATTCATATTACCCTCATGAAATGCAGATTTAGTTATCTCACTAACAGCAAACACAATGATATTATGCTTCACTGCAAGTTCCATCATAGCTTGAGATGCTTCTTCTGTCTTCATATTAGGGTCACGTTGCTTAGATTTAAATAAGCCCATATGATCAACAACAACTATCTCTGGTTTAACAGATAGCATGGCTATACGTTTGTCTAACTCTGCTGCATATGGAGATGAGTAATCTACAGTAAGCCATTGGAATTTCTTATCCATTCCATTCTTCATCTGTTGATAATGATCTCTTAGATCATCTTCTGACCAATTCATCTCTATTTGTACAAATCTAGACCATATTTGCCGTGGTGACATTTCCATTTCTATAAAGTATGTAGGTCTCTTTAACCCATTAACTATATTTTGCAATAGCATAGTCTTCATAGATTTAGGTGGTGCCTGTATTACAACTACTTCACCTGGGTATATAGGAAAGTTTTCACCTTCAAATATACTTCCTAGATTGATAGGCTTAATATCACTTCTCAAGAAATTAATCAAACTATCTTCCATGGATTTAGAATCCATAACAGACTGACTTTTCTTGCTTTTATACAACTTGCATGTTTGACCGCAATGCTTGTCCATAATAGAGTCATTACACCCATACCTGTTACCCTGTCCACCATGAGACTCATAAGAGCTTTTAACTATACTCTCCATCTCCTTAGCGGTAAAGGGACTTCTTTCATCATCTACTTGCTGTCTCCATTGTTCCATGACAATACGAACAACTGACTCAGGGTAGAGCCAACGAAACCAAGCAGAGAGACGTAAAGCAGTTGCGTGACGTTCACCTTGTGCGTTACTAGCAAGCATACTAGATATGCAGGGATAGTTAACTGGATCAGGATTCCTGCCTTGACTAATAAATTCAGGAGTTTTGACTTCTTCACTTTTATTCCTTTCTAGGACATCAAATACTGGTTCACACTCTAACTCAAAGCTAGGTATATCACCAGGTTTATATGCTACTTTCTTTAATGCTTCTAATACATTTTCTTCATGCAGTATACTTATCGGAATTATACTTTTCCACAGCCCTGCCTTTAAATTCTTTGTATTATTGACCCGTATTAACCTTGTTTTATCAGTTACTGATGGATCAGCATAATCAAATATACCACCATTAGTTAAAGCATCTTTTACCTTTAAGTGTAAATTAACATCAGGCTTCCATCTAAATGCTGTACCAGGTATACCAAAATGAAAACCTTTATTACCACTAAAGTATAAACGAAAAGGTATTCCTAAATCTTCTAATAATACACTTAATCCTACTGCTTTAGTTCTTGCCTCCTCTAAATTATCATCATCTCTTCCATCTACATCTAATATAAACTCATCAGGTATATATACAAGTCCATCAAATCCAGATAATGTATTGTTTTTACTAAAGTAATCTGTAATACTATCATCAAAGTCATATAAAGACATGTATGTATCTTTGTCTATATTCATCCAGTCACATACGCTATCAGCATCTTGGAAATAATGCCTATTGGCTAATCCAAATGCAAATTCTTTTATCATTACGTCTCCTTATTTAAATACAAAAGCCCACTATCCTTATATAGCGGGCTATTGTATTATCGGTTTACACTATTATTTAGAAGGGGACATCACTGGTTTCAGTAGATGCTACTTCTGCAGGTTCATCTTTTAGCTTGGGTTCTACCCATTTAGAAAAGAATGCTTCAGATCTACCTTTGAAGTATGTAACATCCTTCTCAGTAAACTCTTCAACTATATTCTTAAAGGGAACAGGTGCTACTTGACCTAGTATACGAGTAAACTTACCATCTTTATAAAAGTATGTGTTTACTGTTTTTCCAACTAGCTCTGCAACATCATCATTCATTTTAATTACAGTTTCACCAGTTGCACTTTCTAAGGCATCAGTAATACCAGCATTAGCAAACCTAAATAGGTTACCAACAGCAAATTCTTGACCGTCTTTACCTATCTTTTCATAAATACGCATATTAAAGTTATCAGGATATCCTTCAAACCATGTATCTACATATTTAGATCCATTATCTAATGCTCCAGCTTCAGCTTTAGTAATTTTAACTGTATGCCAGCCTTCATTCCATAATCCAGTACCCTTTTTAGGTAACGTGAATGTTCTTGCCATCTATCTCTCCTTTACTTTCTGGGTGCTTTTTGTATTGCACCATTACCATCATCATCTGCTTGTGCTACACCTACCATAGAAGACAACAAGTATCTACGGCCATATGTAGTAGCAGCTCCAATACCATGAGCGTCTTTCTTTGCTATAGGCATTCTTATTTCACTCTTAATCCACTCACCAGATGAATGCATTAACATGCTTGTAATATAGAACCCATTATTAGTGGTATCCCATCTATTACCTTGGACTAATGCAATCTCATTAGCATTTAATGCAGGCATTGCTACTTCTAATACAGCAGCTAGACTAGCATATTTACTATTAAAGAATGGATTAGTACTTTTACCTTCAACCATAGTCATTTGTGATTGTGCTTTAGCTAATGCTCCAGCTAATCTACCAATTGAGCTTGACCAAGTAGGCTTTACTTCTTCTACAGTATATTCACCTTCATTATCTACAGGGGGCAAGTAATCTTCCACGGTAGTGGTTCCTTCTTCTTTAGACATATTATGTCTCCTTTTAGGGGGTTAAAAAAGGGCCAGAGTTAACCAGCCCTTTCTATTACAAATAAGGATTTGCGTTCGAAATGCGTATGTAATTTACGCTTTCATAGGGGACTTTTCCAATAACATTGTTGGGAAATTGAAAGAGAATGATCTGTTAAATGGTTGTCCTGTAACGAGTTTCCGTATTGTATTTGCAATCATGCTACCTGATAGATTAGAGCAATAACTTGTTGCCTTTGCGTTGCAAGGCTCTGGGCTACCACTTTCATCTGAATACCAGGTCTTCTTGTACTTACTGACAGTAGGTTTATCAAACACATATTGTTGATAATGTTCAGCTCCCATACGACCATCAATTATATATAATGGTTTCACCCCTGGTATGCCAAACAATGCCTCTACTGCTTGTAATCTTGACGACATAGAATCAAACCCAAGTATAGCAATGTCATTCTCTCCTTGTGGATAAAACTCTGAGAATCTCTCATTGTATGTATTCACTTTGAAAACACCTAATTCTATTAGATGATTATGCAATGCTTCTACTTTAGGTTTGTCTACATCGTTAAAGGTATATTGAGATACACCTATATTTACTTCTTCTACTTTATCCATATCATATAGACAGAATTGATCAGCACCCATTCTAGCTATTTGTAAGGCTGCAGAGCTACCTATAGCCCCGCAACCCAATATGTGAAAAGTAAAATCTTCTAAGTTATTCACTAACTCTGATGATCTTGTATTTATCATTAGTCTACTCCATATGATGCGTTATAAGATTTATAATCTATCCAATCGTCCCATTCAGCTTCAACTTGCGCTTCATCTGTAAGGTCAATTGCTATATACTCATGAGGTGTTGCTAACATGACTTGAGATTCTAATACAGGCTCAGTTACTAACTCTATTCTATAAATACTATCATAAGTATTCTTTAGTAAGTGGTTAATGTCTTTAGCCATAGTTATCCATCCTTCATATGTCAGTCTACCATCACAGTACTTTTTATTCATCTCATCTACCATGCTATAAGCATAGATGTAATCAGGAGAATCACCAGATAACTCTTGATTATACTTTGGACAACCAGCTTTGGTATCCTTGGTATCCATTAGAGTCATCTGATTCGACTTTCCCGCAGTATATTTCCCTTTATTATAGGAAGTATATTGAGGGATAATACGAGAACATTTGTCAGCAACCTCATCTTGTATTCTTTGAGGAACTTTCTTTTCCTTAGTCATAATGACAAGATCCACATCTTCATGTACCTCAAATGGTTTCCATACAGACACCCTTAACTTATATTCTTCATCAAGATTTACAACTAAAGCAAAGCTAAAGTCACCATCTGAATATTCTTTAATAGCAGTTAGGTCTGTACCCGACCAGAAAGCCTTCATTGTGTGATGACTATGCCACCATACAAAGCGAAAGTTTTTCTTTTTGAGTTTAGTTCCCACTTTAGTATAATATAGCGCTAGATCATCTTTATCTAACACACAATTACCTGCACTTATTTGTTGCTTTAAGATAACTGGATCTTTCAGTTCCCAATCACCATCCTCATCTTCAATAGCTACTAACATACCACCTATCTCAGATTTCTCAGTACTATATGCTTCTTGAGCATAATTCTGGATTTTGTTCCAGTCTTTCTCACTTATATAAAAGTCTTGATCCATCTTATCTCCTTATGTCTACTGTGTTTACGCCTTGATACATTTCTAATATCTCAGCTTCTGTTAACCTATTTAACTCTTGCCCCAATGAAGTTTCACCATCTTGATCAGCTAGTTCACCACCATCATCTATTTCCTCTGTAGGTAGATATAAATCTCTATATGAAGGACAACTGTTGCGAAGAACACAATTATATCTTTCACAATAAGATGTTTCCATATCTGGTTGCTCTTGATTTAATACATTTGCATACCTACAATCAGTCATTCTACTTGTATTACTCATGTTTCCGGTTGATTCCCATACTTCTGTCTGCATCTCAGGCCATATACCATGAAACATTCTAGTATAGCTATTTAGTGGACCTGTAGTTCCAACATTAAAGTTCTTTGTCCAGCCATTTAGATATGTAAATAAGGCTAATATATCACCTTGCCAAGCAGCTTGTCTTATGTCTGTATCAAAACTACCAAAGCATACATTGCTAAATCTAGATCCTGTATTTTGGCCTTCAGCAAATGTAACTTCAAGCTGATCTCTGTTCCACTGTTCTTGAGATATATATGGAAATAATGTCTCAGGTTCTTGTGGGTGAAATATAGCACCATTCCAAGGGTTAGTATGACCACCGCCAGAATATCCTTCTGATATACTACGAGCGCCTCTAATCCTATTCATAATATTCTTAACTAAATCTACAGAAATCATTATATCTAGATCACCCATTGGTACTTCAACAGTCTCTCCACCTATATTTATATTAGTATTTACTCCTTCAATATAAACATGAAATGAAACTGCATGATTTGTACTAGATCGAGCTCTATGTACTCTATCGTTTACATGCAAGCCATGATATACAGATATATTCATATGTGGATATAACTGCATTGCACTTGACATAGTAGACTCTATGTTATCTTTATACTCATTAAGTACACGGTTAACTTCATCTGTATTGTCTTGAAATACTATTCCGCCATTCCTCAAGAAATATAACTTTTGATCTATCTCATCTACCTTGGTTAAGAATTGATCTATAGCCCATCTGGCATTATTGATTTGATTCTTATATGTAGACACTTTATTCTTTTGTCTATTAACATTGGATATCTTACCTGCCTCTTCTGTTAACTTCTTATAGAATCCAGGCTGCCATCTAAATGTTGGTGTACATCTAAAGTCAGTATTCCATCTGAAATTTAAATTTTGTATTAAATTCAAGACTTCTTCCTGTGGTCCTAATGCTATTCTTTCTATAATATCATCAATATTATTCATTCCGCTAAGAAAGTTGTTTGTTGCGTTAAGCGTTGCTGAGCTCATACTTTGCCTCCTCACAATTTGGGCATTCTTTCTTTTCTAATCCATAATGAGGAAAGTCATAATAATAACTATATCCTCCTTTTTTATACATTTCAACTAATACAGTTGACTTATGCCATACGGCTCTGCATGTATTGCAGCTTTTTAGTGGATCTGCATGTCCATCCTTATGTTTTTTCATTTGTCTCCTTTAAATAATATGAAAACATTGTTCCGCAATCTGGATCAAAGTCTTCCAACTCTTGAAATATTTCTTCTAATCCATCTTCCAAGAAGAACTTATCATAATATCCTACTCTAAAATATAACTCATTAGAGCCAAGACATTCTTTCCATGTAAACTCAGTAATCCCTTTGTCTTGGAATATCTGTGTCATTAATATCTGTACGTACTTGCGTAGCAAATTGCCAGGCATGTGTTTTCTTTCCATACTTGCCTTCCCGTAACTCATCGGTTTTAGTTAAGTTACCACGTTTAGTTAAAGTAGATATAGCTCTACGTATACTAGTAATTGGCCAATGTCTATCACATACTTCACACATATGATGTATATCATCTGGTGTAAATAATTGATTTGGATTGTCAATAAAGAATTGTAATATCAATTCATCTTGATTTGCCGTTTGTGTCCAAGACTCTCTTAAGTCTTCACCACTTTCATTATTTGTATTGTAATACATTAAATGTCTCCTTTTGCTTTTTTATACTCTTTACACATATGTCTTTTGCCACTCTTATTATACAATAACCATCCATATTCAGTAGATGCCCAATGTACTTTATTTGATTTGCAAAACTTACACTTTGCTACTGTCTTACTTTCTTTGAACTTTTTGCTTCTTGTATACATATTTATCCAATCAAATTTAGTCCCCTACTCTCTGTCAATTCGCAATCAACAGATAGCAAATTAAAATAATGCAAGGTGCGCTAGCTGTCTTAGTAGGATTTCGTTCATGGCAAGGAATCTTTAAGATTCAATCAGTACCATGCAAACACCATACCTTGCATTAATTTAGTCCCCTACTCTCTGTTAATTCGTGGTCAACAGATAGCAAAAATCACTTGATATTAACTAGTAGGGGAATAGGAATGCACTCTGGAACCGAGCTTAAGAAGGGTTACTTAAGGTTGATTCTCAGCTTTATGCCAGAGTGCGGTAAGTTTACCATAGCAACAAATTATACAGTATGTCTCATAGACTGAGTCGGTACACATCTCACCTGTTATGTTTAAGTCTAAGACCAGGCAGCTATGCTATTCTACACTATCAGTAGATTTGGCTCACTATATCTTAGAAACTATGGTTAAAATATATATCGTATCTTTTGCCAAGGAAGAATACTGTTATGCAATCTTTTAAATGCAGTAACATACTCATTCTTTAGCCAATACTTATATCTTATATTTTTGCCTCCATAAATAGAGGTCTTTTCTTGTTGATTATGTGGTGTCCATAGTAAATCTTCTCCCATAACGTTGTTTTCTACATTATAATCATGTAATTTTTCATTATGTGTAAGAAATATACACTCTGCCATCACATCTTCCTTAATATCATCTCTAATATTGTCATTTACCAAATTAAATAGCTCAGTATATCCTGCTTTTGAGTTTTTATAGACAACAATTGGTGAATAATTAAGGTGAATATCATAACCAGCATCATAAAATCTATTAACAGCTTGTATTCTGTCAATAATCTTACTAGTGTTTGGCTCTAGCACACTAGATATTTCTTGTGGCATTAAGCTAAAACGTATTCGTATCTTTTTATCAGCATTATATGTCAATATTTTATCATTAACATATTTTGTAGCTGCTGTACCCATCAGTCTATCATGATCTCTAAAGAAATCAAAGATATATTCCCAGTCATAGAATCTAGTATGCAATATAAAATCCTCATTGCAACTAAAATCATAGGTCCAATAGTCATTACTAGTCTGATTAGGTGGTTTAGGCCATAACAAATCATTAGCATGTGCATCAATAGATGTTAATATATCATCAATATTCTCTGCTACTGATAATCCATAAGGTACATTACGTCGCATATAGCAATATGTACACTTATATAAACAGCCATAACCAAAGCTAGGAGTAATATAGTCACTACTCCTGCCTGACTTTCTTATTTTAAAGGTTTTTCTTTGTATGTATTTCATAGCAATCCTTTATATAAATTTTGGGTAGTTTAACCCCTACCCCGGGCGAGACAATAGTTATACTATTGATTCCTGTAGCCTGTATACACTAAGTATATTTTCAAGCTTAGTACAAAGAGCATCTTCAAATTCTACTCCAGTATGAGTTGATCCTATGTTTTCTTTAACATAGCTATTCAACACTGTGTATAGGACTGATAACTCTTCTTTATCAAGGCTAACATCAACAGTTAGTTCTGTGCCACCAGTTTTATCATTGTTTACAAACGCAACGATATCACCTTCTTGTAATTGATATGAATTGTTTACATTCACACCACCTACAGCTGCAGAAGCATTGGATGATATACCCATTTCTTCACGCAGTTCACACATAGTTTCAGATCGTGTTTCTTGTGTTACGAATCCACCACCTGATAGTACTTTGATTGTTCTAGACATTTTCTGTCTCCTTATTTGTTGAGGAATCACCCTCATTATTGTTAACAACGTCACCAGCTACATTTCGAATTGAAAACTGGCCTCTTACTTTAGCTTCATCAGCTTCACCGGTATGGTTGACTATAGCATCCACATATCCAGTAATATAAGTTTTTGCTGCATCTTCGTATAAAAATGGTCTCAATGGAAAGTCATCTAGTTTACCATCTTTATCTTTTACAGACATGTATACTACATGATGATACTCATTTAACTCCATTTTTGCTTACCCTTGCTTTATGTATTAATGTATCTCTTTTACTTTGAAGCTCTTTTAGTCTCCTAAGAGTAGCATCTAATAATCTATCGGTAACAACTGTATTAAATTTAGTCTTATTACCAATACCTATTTTATAAAAGCGTGATAATTGTTGCTTGTAGAAATATATAATATCACTTATAGTAGTCCTACTTCGGCTTTTTGCTTCATCTTTCATCGTGTCTCCTTTAAATTAAATTTATTTAGCATTATACTGCTTCCTCATATTTGTTTACAGTTCCACAAAATATATCATCTTGATGTATGATTGCAATTTCTTCAGTAGTTATTTCATATTGATGTTTAGGGTCTATTCTTTCGGTAGTAAAATAATTAGGAATAATTTCACCATCTTTATCAGATTTAACATATTTTTGAAACAATTCACAAAGACTATCAACAGTGCATTTATATGGATTTGGATCATCATTCATATGCATATATGATATTTCATTTAAAGCATTATACATTGAAGTGATATCTTTAATTGATATCATAATACCAGTATGTTCTTTTTTAATGATATATTGTTTGACAATTGGCTGTATTACATCAGGTTCAGAAGCATCATTAATGGTCAGTGTTTTTTTAGTTGGTATACTAAACTCTGGTTCTTGATCTTGATACTCCATATCTCTTTTTGGACCTATTGCCTGAGAGCCTTTTTTAGCCTCTCTCATGATTGGAGTATAGGCCTTTAATAATACATCCCCATTAGTAGACTTACATTCTTTATAAGCTTGTACTATTCTTCTTACTGTAGTATCACTCATCCCTAATAATGTAGCAATATGCTTATATTTATGAGTTCCTTCATTTAAGCCATTATTCCTATTTACTATAAATTCATTATAAGCTTTAACTACTTCTTCACATACTTTAGTTGTAACGTTTATTTTGGTTGGCGGCGCTGCAGTAGCTCTGCTTTTACGTTTTTTTCTCTTACTCATTATCTCTCCTTGTTATTAAAGGGGTAGTTTCCCACCCCTAATATTAATCTGTAAATGCATAAGTAATAAACAAACATACAAGTGCAATCCAGAATGCAAATAGTAGCCATGCTACCATAATATGATACTCTTTACTAGATATACAATACCAAGCCACATTCCTATGTTTAATGATATTAGTAATCCAAGCTCTAAGTAGTCCTTGATTGGTCTGAACATCGGTTCATCTCCTTTATTAGTGGTATTAGTGAGTCTATAAAGTCAGTATGTTTTGACTCATATAGTATTAAATCTTTATCACAACAGCGTCTCTCTGTTATATGTCCACAATCAGGGCATAAAGCTATGTTAGTGTATTTCATTGTGTCTCCTTTGTTGTTTAATAGTATCCCAGTGTGTAACCGCCTGCATAGCATATATTGGCTAGATTATGCATCTAGTTACTATATGTGCGCGTCTATCAGGTTCTCTTTATCTTATGTTTCTTGTCCACTGGGAATAATAGAAAAGCATGTCCTAATCTCCCCCTCTCAGACCTTTGGGTTGTAAAGATGTACAAGGTATAAGGGCGCGACCCCTATTTCGATCACTGCTTTTTTCAGCTTAACATTGGGATAATCACCACATTGCTGTTGAGTTCACTTATTCGGTACCTTTGTCAGACATGCTACGATATCCCTGCAAATGGTCTTGCCATCAATGGTCTTGGGATATACTTTTATTGTTGCGGGAGAGGGATTCGAACCCCCAATCTCTTGGTTATGAGCCAAGTGAGTTGCCATTTCTCCATCCCGCTATATAATTTGGGAGATAACGCTCCCCCAATGCGTAAGATTTTATACTCCATCTTAGTTATGCTTTAATATGACTGCGAACAGACTAATCAGGATCGTCCCTTTCATCTGTTCTATCTCACAATGTGGCCTGATTAAAGTATCAGGTACTATCAGTCATGACTATTAATTATTGTGGCAGTTTATACCGGTGCCAGGTCTATCCCAGGTTATCCCCAAGTAGACTGCCCTCGCTCACATTACCACAGGAGCTGCGTTAGGATCCTTTGTCTAAGTTACCACACTCAGAAAGGTTAGATCTTATCCTTTGGTTTCTGTTCCCATATTAACATTGATACACCAACACATAATAACCAATAGAATAGAATACTTCCATGATATCCTACCATTTGATAGTGCATATAACATTGCAAAGTTGTTACCAATAATACAGTTACTGCAAAGATTCTTAACATTACATTCCTCTCATAGTTTGGTATAAGTCCATTTATATACTCACACACATACACATGTAGGGGCAGCATAGTTACACCACCCTTACATATACACGATCACACCACTTCAAGTTAAAGCTAAGAGTTATTTCTTAGCTTGGGATTTAAGGAACTGTTCATCATCATCATTATCATCAAACATGCCTAGTATCATGGACTCAACTTCTGTCGCATGTAACTGATTAGCAAGCTCAAGGAATGATCTCATTTGCTGGGTGTATTGTCTACGTGCATCCGACACTGTTGAAGTACGTTGACCAAATACATATTGCGCTTTCGTAGGTCTAGTTGAAATAGCATTCATGTACTTAGATATAGCACCTTCTACCTTAGACTTCAGTCTTTCTATTAGTATATTACTCATGGGCTGTGCCCTCCTATTATTGTTATTAAATTAAAACTAACTATAAAATATATATATATAAAATCATTTATAACGTAATTCGCTTTGCGAAAACCCCACGCTAGTGGGGTACCTATATATATAAGACCACACATAGAAATTCTACAATTTTTGAAACCTCTTTGAAAGTTAACGAAAAGGTATTAGATTACCGTCAATAAAAGGGGGCCTTTATGACATGGGCGGATTTAATTATAATTTTGGTGGCTGTGAGTCTAATTACGGTCATGAAGCATTTGGACACTATGCCTGGTTACAGCTGCCCTCAATATTGCGCGACAGATCACGAACATTTCCCTTTGGATTTGCAATCCGATCCAAAAGAAAACCTAGACGAAAATGTTAAGTCCAATAAAATCAAAGAGTTAGCATCTAAATAAAACTATTGCATATTTAATATAGACTTAGTAATATAGTGGGTATTCAATCTAACTTAAAGGAGGTGTTTATGGCTGCTGTAAAGAAGTATATCTTAACAATAGAATATAACACTGAGACTGAGGAGATAGAATATATTCAAGAGGAGATTGTAGATGATGAAGAAGTCTTTGAGTATAATGATATTGTACTTAATGACTACTTTGATGAAGAGGCTCTAGAGCTAATCTCTGAAGCATATATAATAGGAATTTCATAATTCTTTCTTAACGCAAACAAGCGTTTGCTAAAAGAATTGTGTAGGGCGTGGTTTAAAAAAAGGATACAACATGGATCAATATGAAGTAGACAATGCCATAGCATCCTTGAGTAAGGCGATAGATGATCTTGCTTATAGGTTATATACGTTAGAAGATAGTATGGCACAACTTAATGCATATGTAGAAGAAGAAAAAGGAGAGCACATAGATGGCTAGACACGCATCGCTAGACCCACATTCACTTAATCAAAAGATAGAGAATGTAAAAAATCAAATAACAGCTGAATTAGATGAGTTAGAATCAAGATTTGAAGATCTATATAATATGATGCATGAGATGAAAGAAGGCGCAAAGACTAAGACAGTTAAGACTACTAAGAAGAAGAAAAAGGTGGCGGTTGAAAAAGTATAAGGTCAATGGGGGTTGGCACAACGTATACGAGCCAGAAGATGAGCTTCCAGAAGATATAGAGATTGCAACTAACTGGAGAGATGCTCAGGTAGGAGACTGGGTTCGTGCAGATGACGATAACGTCATACAAGTCCTGAGGAGAGGGAGTATGCTGAGAGCTAAAGGAAAGCATAAAGAATCTGCCTATATAGGAACATGCACAGGTACTTTCCCCGCTACCTCTTCTTCTAAGATGGATACATCTAGAAGGCAGAACATATATAGCTTTGGCGGCAAGTCAGAGGCAGAAAGTGTTTTAACGAGAGATAATATTACAAAAAATGAAATAGTATTCGTACAGTATATAACAGCTGGCATGAATCCTAAAGACGCATATCTTAAAGCATTCAACACTAAGAACCCAGGATATGCTAATATTAAAGCAGGACAATTATTAAAGACTGAGAGGATTAATACTCATATGAAAAAAGAATTAGAACCCGTAATGGAAGCCTTGGGTTTAGATGAAAGTTTCGTACTTAAGAATATCAAGGAGGTTATTCTCTCTTCCGACAAGGATGATACTAGACTCAAGGCCCTATTTAAACTATCAGATATTATGGATATGGAAGATAAACAAAAGACTAGCGTTACACAGATCTCTGGAGCAGTATTTCAGGGATTTTCTGATAATGTATTAGAAGAAGTTAAAAGGCCAGAGGAATTAGGTGAGTAAGTGGTAGACTATATAAAATCATTATTTGAGTCTTTAAATGAAGTAGACACTATAGCATTAGGTGAACAAGTTAATCCTAGGATAGGATCTATTGCATCTGCACATGAATTTATGGATGATAATTGGTTAGCATTTGGTAGAAATCAAAGTACAGCTAGCAAGAAGCGAACTAATGAGTTATTAAAGATGATGGATGAAACTGACTGGCCATACATACAACAGCATGATAATCCTATAAGGGCAAGCTATGTTCGTAGCGAAAACTATCCTCTTGAACCAGATACATTAAATGTGCAAAGAGGTGATGAAAGCGATATTTTAGCGGAATTAGCACATGGCTACCAATATGCCTTTCAGTCTGATGCAGTAAGAGATAGCTTAGGGTCTAGCTCTGGCTTTCAAAAAGCTTTATATGGAGAAGGAACTTATGGGGGGAGAGATTTTTTAGCAGATGAGAATGATAGGTTCTCTGGATTTGAGTATTATTATCCTTCTATAGGTGAATTTTCAGACACTGGAGAGAGCTTTCAGAAACTAACATCATATGATACGCATCCAGGTTCTGAATATGTTCTTGACTCAGACAATCTAGAAGAGTCTCTTATGCTAGTAAAAAAAGCTCCATGGAGAAAAGCAGGGGACCCATTAACTACAGAGTTTGAAGCTCATAGTATACTTGAACCATGGCTTTATAATAGGTTTCATGACGGAGGGGGAGATAGAGCCAAGTATCATGAAATACTTTCAGGCGATATACACGATCATTAATGGCTAACATCAATTTAAATAATATATCTAAGATGGAAGATGAACTTAGATTAGCTTATTCAGATCTTATAGCATTCGGTAAGCTATTTTTACCAGACGATTTTATGAGGAGTGAAACTCCTTTTTTTCATTATGAAGTAGCGGACGCCTTGATGGATAAGGACCACAGGCAATTAGGAGTAATATTACCACGTGGTCATGGCAAGACAGTTCTTACAAAATGCAATATCGTGCATGATTTTGTTTTTGCACAAGATCCATTATTTTATGGATGGGTTGCTGCATCTTCTAAGATATCTGTCCCAAATTTGGATTATGTAAAATATCACTTGGAATATAACGAAAAGATTAAGTATTATTTCGGTGATGTTAAGGGAAGAAAATGGACAGAAGATGACATTGAACTTAAGAATGGCAGCAAACTTATCTCGAAATCAAACCTTTCAGGTATACGTGGCGGGGCTAAGTTGCATAAAAGATACGATCTTATTATCCTCGACGATTTTGAAGACGAGAATAATACCTGCACGCCTGAGTCTCGTGCTAAAATCGCAAATCTTGTTACAGCGGTGGTCTTCCCTGCTTTGGAACCTGCTGACGGGCGGTTGCGTATTAATGGTACGCCTGTGCATTTCGATGCGTTTACTACGAATATTCTTAACGGTCACCTTAAAGCTAAGGCGCAGAATGAAGATTATTCTTGGAAGGTAATTACCTACAAGGCATTGCAGGACGATGGGACTCCTTTATGGCCAGGATGGTTTGGTCACAAGGAAATGGAGCGAAAGAAAAAGTTTTACTCAGATTCTGGACAACCTCAGAAATTCTATCAAGAGTATATGATGGAGGTTCAGAGCGCAGAAGATTCTATGTTCCGAAGGGAGCATATAAAGTATTGGGATGGTCAGTTTATTCATGATGATGAGGCAGGAATGTCATTCATTGTCCCAGACGGAGATGATCCTAAGCCGTGTGACATATATGTTGGAGTGGATCCAGCTACCGACAGTGCTCGTAGGGATAGTGATTTTAGTGTGCTACTCACTCTTGCTGTTGATTGCGACAACAATATCTATGTCCTTGATTATATACGCAATAGGTCGCTGCCTGTACTCGCGATACCTGGAGAGAACAAGAAGGGTATAGTTGATCATATGTTTGATCTAGCTAGCTTTTATAAACCATTGCTTTTTACTGTTGAGGACACTACTATGTCTAAGCCTATATTTCAGGCTATACAGGCAGAGATGAGAAGAAGGAATGATTTCTCCGTCAGATTTAAAGCAGAGAAGCCAGGTAACAGATTGTCGAAGAGAGATAGGATTCAAGAAATTTTAGCCCAACGCTTTGCGATTGGGCAGATTCATATTAAGAAGCATCATTATGATCTTGATCGTGAGATCACTACATTTGGCCCTCGTATGGCACATGATGATACTATAGATGCTTTAGCATATGCATGTAAGTATGCACATCCTCCTATGAATGCTAAGAAAGATAAGGATGGATGGCATAAAGAAACGCCAAAGGCACGATCATGGATTACAGCATAATAATTAATGTATAGAGGATAAGTATGCCTAAGAAGAAAGCTTCGGACAGAGTTAGAGAAATATATAAGTTAGCAAACAATCCTGTTAGAACTCAATGGGAATATGTTAATCAGCGTGGATATGAATTTGCACATGATGAGCAATTGAGCAATGGTGAGAAATCATCCCTAGAATCTCAGGGCATGCCAACATTTACTATTAATCGTATCTCCCCTGTGGTAGAAATGCTTAATTTTTATGCTACGGCAAATAATCCAAGGTGGCAAGCTATTGGAGTAGAAGGGAGCGATGTTGATGTTGCTGCTGTTTTTTCTGATTTAGCTGATTTCGTATGGTCTAATTCTAATGGTGATACCCTATATGCTAATGCAGTTAATGACTGTATTACTAAGTCAGTAGGCTATATACATGTAGCAGTAGATGCTAATCAAGATAATGGTATGGGTGAAGTTGTTGTACATCAGCCAGAGCCATTTGATATATATGTAGATCCAAAGTCTAGAGATTTATTATTTAAAGATGCAGCATTTATTATGGTTAGGAAGGTTCTTCCAAAGAACCACTTAAAGGCGCTATACCCAGAGATGAAAGCAAAAATATCTAAGGCTGGAGTAAATGAGGGATCTAATTCATCATTAACCTCTAGAGCATTAGGTGATAGAGATCAGAAATTATTTATGCGTGAAGATCCTACAGGAGATTCTTATGGAGTAGATGCTGAAGGAGAAGTTGATCAATTAATAGAATTTTTTGAAGTGTATGAAAAGGTACAGACTTCTTTTGTTAATGTATTTTATCGCATACCTCCAAGCAAAGAAGAGTTAGCTCAAATTAAAGAACAGCATCAAGTGCAGATGCAAGAGATGCAGCAAGAGATGCAAGTTCAGCTACTTGAACAGCAAAAACAAATGGAAGAAGCTATGGCTAAGGGTGAGATGCTTCCAGATAGATATAAACTTGAAATAGAAAAGGCTCAAAAGATGATGCAGGCCCAGCTAGAAGGGTTCTCTCAAGAACTTATGAGTAAACTTCAAGCGGCTAATTCTAGAATAGAAAGTCAAGTTGTTCCAGAAAAAGATTTTAAATTAATGCAAAAAGATAAGAGCTTTGCAAAGAATATTGTAGATAGTGTTCAGTTTTATTCTCCAAGGATTAAACAGACATGTGTAGCGGGAGATCAATTATTATACGAGAAGCTATTACCAGATACTGTTGTAGATTATCCAATTATACCAATACACTTTAAGTGGACTGGAACTCCTTATTCTATGAGTGCAGTTTCCCCTTTGGTTGGTAAACAGCAGGAGATTAATAAATCCCATCAAATCATGGTACATAATGCATCATTAGGTTCAAGCTTAAGATGGATGTATGAAGAGGGTTCTATCGATAATGATACATGGGAAAAGTATTCATCTTCCCCAGGAGCCTTACTTCCTATACGTCCAGGAGTAGAAAGACCAACTCCAGTTATGCCTGCCCCATTATCAAATGCGTTTTTCAGCGTAGTTCAACAAGGGAAGTCAGATATGGAGTATTTAGCTGGAATATATTCTTCTATGATGGGAGACGCTCAAAGCTCTAGTGAAACATTTAGAGGTATGTTAGCATCTGATGAATATGGGACTAGAAGGATTAAACAATGGATGAAGAGTTCTATTGAACCTGCATTAAAGCAAGTAGGAGAAGTAGTTAAGCAATTTTCTCAATCTACATATACAGCAAATAAAAGATTTAGAATTGTTCAGCCTAGTGCTATAATGGAAAGCCGTGAGCAAGAAATTAACATTCCTATCTATAATGATATGGGCCAAGCTATAGGAAAGTCCATGGATTTATCTGCTGCTAGGTTTGATGTTAAGATTGTATCTGGATCTACATTGCCAGTAAACAGATGGGCATATCTAGAGGAATTAAAACAGTTGATGCAATTAGGAGTTGTAGATGATATTGCAGTTCTGGCAGAAACAGATATTAGGAATAAAGAAAAAATTGCAAAACGTAAGAGCATCTATTCTCAGCTTCAGGGTCAGGTAAGTCAAATGTCTGAATCCTTAAAAGATAAAGAGGGTACTATTGAAACTCTTGAGAGACAGCTTGTACAAGCAGGTATTAAGAATAAGGTTATGCAAGCTTCTGTTGAGATTGATAAAAAGAAACAAGAAGTTAAAGGCGATATGGAAGGTGCATATGTTAAAACCGAAGGAGAACAGAAGTTATTACGCGATTCAATGAACACAGAAGCCAATGCTAGAAAGAAAGAAATGGCTATGGCTGTAGATAATTTCAAAAAAAGCTTGGAAAGTAACGAGGAATAGCCTTAACTTTCCCCGATTTTTATTAATTAAAAGGAGAAGAAATGTCAGAAAACACAGAAAGCAGTAACTCTGCAATAGGAATGTCAGGAGATTCTCTTCCAGAGGATCCAGTTGATGCAGCTATGAATGCAGACTCTGTAGGAAATTTTTTTGATGGCCTTGACCAAGATGTCAATGGTGCAATATTAGATGATAACCACGAGGTAACCCAAAGTCAGACAAGCGGCTCCACACCGGTAACCCGCACTCAAAATGACACTGGCTCCAATACGGTGGACTGGGAAGATGATAGCAACCCATATAAAAAGCGCTATCGTGATAGTAGTAGAGAGGCTGTAAGCAAGGCTGAGACACTAAGTGATCTTAAACCCTTTATTCCAGTTCTTGAAGCTATGAAGAAAGATAGTGGTCTAGTAGATCACGTACGTGGATATTTGCAAAACGGTGGGAAACCATCAACAACTATCACAGAACAGTTGGGTATTGGAGAAGATTTTGTCTTTGACCAAGGTGAAGCAATGCAAAATCCTGACTCTGACTCTGCTAAAGTAATGTCTGCATATGTAGATAATATGGTGCAAGGTCGAGTAGGACAAATGCTTCAACAGGAAAAGCAAAATGCAGTACAGGTGCAAAAGCAGATAGCTCGAAAGCAAGAAGAGCAAGCATTTCGTGAAAAAACAGGTATGACTAATGAGGAATTTGCTGGATTCGTTGATCAAGCTAAGACTCATAAGATGACACTTGAAGATGTGCACTATCTAGTTAATCGAGATAAAGCTAATGCTAATGTAGCCAATTCCACTAAACAAGATATGTTGAACCAAATGAAAAGCGTACGTAATATGCCTACTAGTGCCGCTGGAGCAAATAGCCAAGGAGATAGTAATAATCCTGATAGTAATTTATTTGATGGACTCCTTGGACTTGATAACAGTGTAGATAAACTGTTTGAGTAATAAACAGTAAAGGTTACTGCTTACTCAAACAAAACTAAAGGAGTAAGACATGTCTGATATATTAGATATTAGTACGTATAGTGGCGTTGCGGCTCCTGGTTCGGTTGGGAATCCTGTAACAGATACACCTACTGGTGATCTGCGTAGAAAGTTTAACTTTGGAGATAGAGTCTCTGAGTTATCTTTATCACAAGATCCTTTTTTCCGAATCTTAAGTATGGTTTCTAAAAAACCTACTGATGATCCGCAATTCAAATTCACAGAGCGAAGAGGCTCATTCCATAAACGTTATGCTTATATTAATGGTGTAACTTCAACCTTTGCTGTTGATGGTGGCGGAAATGCAATCGAAAATACAACTGGAAATACAGCTTATTTCCAAATGTATACAGATTGGAATGCAGCTGGTAATGTTTCAAATATTACTGGCCAAGCATCAACAACTTTTGCTGGTACAAACTCACAACCTGAGTTTTTAATGCCAGGTCAAGTAATCAAAGTAAATACTAACACCACTGCAGATTCAACATCTTCAAACGGATACCAGTTAGTTAAGATTACTGATGTTGACTTAAACACTCCTGGTTATGCTAAAGTTACAGGTGTAGTAATTAAGCCATCTGGAACATCTGGTGATAGTGTTTTCTTGTTAGATAATGATATCGCAGGTATTTCTGCAACAGGAACAAACAACCTATCTCAAGAAGCATTAGCTCCATATAAAGCTTATGTGATTGGAACTGCTTTTGCTGAAGGCTCTGGTTACCCTGAAACTTGGGATGATCAGCCTTTCTCAACCAACTATGGACGAACTCAAATCTTCAAAACTACATGCGCAATGAACAATACTGATCGTGCAACTGTACTTAAGTATGAAGGCAATGAGTGGGCTCGTATCTGGAAAGAAAAGCTAATCGAACACAAATTCGATATAGAGCAATCATTACTATTTGGACGTCAAGACAATACATACCGCACTACTCAAGGTGCAGTTGATTGGATTGGCCAATATGGTAATGGTTTTTCTTTAGATATAGCAACTAAAACTCAAGATGATTTTCTTGATGATCTTTCATCTTACCTAGATCCACGTTACAACGATGGTATGGCTACTGTATTCTTTGTGAGCACAGCAGTATACAATTGGTTGCATAAACTTGGTGGATACTTCAATAACAACTTATCAATCGGATCTAACTTCCGTGCTGATTTTGCTGTTATGGGTAAAAAGAAGGTTATGGGCTTAGACGCTACTACTATTTCAACCGTATATGGTGATATGAACGTAGTTAGGAACATCCACTTAGATGGAACTAACGTTAAAATGCTTGGTATTAATATGAAGTATTGTGCATATCGTCCACTAGTTGGTAATGGTATTAACCGAGACACATCTATTTATGTTGGTGTTCAAACTCTAGAAAACTCAGGCGTTGATCGTCGAGTAGATCAGATCTTGACAGAAGCTGGCATGGAATGGTGTTGTCCTGAAACTCATGCTGTATGGACAGCTTAAAGGAGGATGTATAGATGAGTATACCAATGTATGGACAAAATAAAGATGGTGACGCACTAGATGCCGCTGCAAGCGGTCTTACACGTGGCCATGAAGTAATGCCATTAGCTGCAGATGCAACATTAACTGCTTCAGATAGTGGGAAAGTAATTATGGCTGACGCAACAGGTGCAGGTGCCGAAGTGGATATTGCACTTCCAGCTCCATCTGCAGGCCTTAACTATAAGTTCATCGTCAAGGAAGATACCCCATCACAAGACATTAAGATTGTTGCTACAGGCGCAATTGTCTATGGTGTGATTATGGTGCATTTTATTGAAGCAGGTACTACTGTAGATACTACAGTTCTTGCGGCTGGTTCAACTAATGTTTTAATTGACACAACAGCTAAAAAAGGTGACTGGCTAGACTTCTACTGTGACGGAACTAATTGGTTCGTCAGAGGCGGTGGTTCTGTTACAGGCGCCTTCACAGTATCCTAAGGAGGTGACTAATGGCTAATGCATGGAAAGGATCTTCAGCATCATTTGGTGGATCTAGGATTTATGAAATCCAAGATGCAACATATGCCGTATCTCCTAATGATTCAGGAACAGTATTTTTATTAAATTCAGCTCTTGATATCGCTGTTAGTTTACCAGCAATATCAAAATTAGAGCCTGGATTTAATGTAAAGTTCGTTCTAAAATCAGTCGTTGCTAGTGCTAAAAACTTCACTATAACTCAAGGTCATGCTGATGATGAATTAGTTGGGCATGTTAGAGATGGTAGTGCTGATGGTACTGGTGATGTAGCAGATGCTGCAAACAATACAAAAGTGCAATTTGCTGCAACTGCTCCGGCAGGCAGTTTTATTGACATGATATGTGATGATACATCATGGTATTGTTTTGGAGCTGAATCAACAATCGCTAAATTAACCTTCGAAGATTAAGGTTAGTTAAAACAAAATGGCCGGTCCGCCTTCTGGGTAGTTCTTCTCTCCAGGGGGTGGACATGGTCTTTGTAAAGGAATAATATGGCATTTATAGATCAAGTACAAGATTTAACAAGCTTAACGGTTGCTGATAACGATGAGCTATCTCAGTTTTTAAAAGACGGAGTTCTTGATGTTACTCATAGAATCCTAAGGCTTGATCCTACTAGTGCTGAAGGATTCATTAGAGCTACTGCCGAACAAACCTCTAATGGAGATTATATAAATGGTGCCACTATAGTATCGGTAGTGAGAGAATCAGGTACTAATAATGACTGGAGAGAGTGTAGAAAAATTAATATAGGGCTTCAATCTAAGGTCACAGACTCTTCTAGCCTTGAATATGCCTCTAAGTTTAATCCTGCTTATATAGTAGAGGAAAACGGAAAGGTAAATGTTTATCCTGCACCAGGAGTTAATCCTGATGCTTATATAATTTACTATATCAATAATGTACCTGTTAATAAAGATTTAGCTGCATTATCGCACAGTGATACTGAAATAGGATATTTCCCTGATGATAAAATTTATTTAGTAATAATGTATGCTGGTATAAAATTATTACATACTGCTATGGCAGCATTACATAGTAACTCAGATGTAACTACAGCCTTAACAGCGGCCAATACAGAAATGGATGAAACACAAGCTATATGTGATCTAATAAATACCCAGGTAGACGCTGCTGTAGCTGAATTAGCTGAAGCAGTTACAAATGTAGATAGCAGTGTAGATACAGCTCTTGCAGCAATAACAACAGCATTAGGTAGAGTAAATACTGCAGTTGCGCTTGGAAATACTGAATTTGATTTAGTTAATGCTGAGGTTGACTTAGCAAATGCTCAGGTTGATGATGAAGATGTAGAGCTAGCTCAAGGATACATGGCAACTGCTCAAGGATATTCTCAAGCTGGATCTAATTATATATCCGAGGCACAGGCTTCATTGGCTGAAGCTCAAGGATATGCAGCAGAAGTAAGTGCAAGAACCAATCATACTAATGCTCAAATATCAGTTTCTCAAGGATATCTAGCTGCTGCTCAATCTTATGCTGCTGAAATTCAGTCTAAGGCAGGTATAGCCTCTGGATACTTACAAGAAGCTCAAGGTAGATTTTCTATATTATCACAAGAGTATCAATGGTATAATGAGAGATACCAGCAATTAAAAAGCGAATATAATGAAGCATTTGGTGTTATGGCTTCCACCCAAAAAGATGGAGCTAAATAGATAAAACAAGCAAGGAGAGAATATGTCAAAGAAAGAAGAAACAGTAGAGAAAGAAAAGTCACTTGAAAAAACAATCAAGGAAACAACTAAAGCATTAAAAGAACAAATCAGTCAAAATAATGCTATGATATTAAAGGCTCAAGGAGCATTAGAGGTATTGCTTCAAATAACTAAGGGGGGTTAATGAAGGTTCAAGAATTAATGGAGCGGGTAGGTGTAACCCAGACTGGTAGAGCTATTGCATATATTAAAGATGGTTTAGAAGAGATAAATATGTTAGCTGAAACGCATATTACCACATCCAGAATTGACATTGTAAAGGATCAACGTTTTTATGATCTTCCTAAGGATATGATTAAAATGCTTGACCTTAGATGCAAAAATCAATTAAATGGAGATGACGAATATAGAAGTCTTCCTAGGGCTGTAGGTAAACCAACAAGTAAGGATTCAGATGGCAACTAGAAAATCATATGCATATCAAATCAAAGGAAATAAAATATCTTTATTAGAGAATCAATTTGGATATGGTTCTGGCCAAGATGTAATTACTGTTAATGGATCAAGCATTAATCATAAACAGCACACATTAGATGAAATTGGACCAACAGGTAAACCTTCATGGGTTAGCCCTGATTCTGACGTTACAAATGGTATAGAAGTAGAATACGCATATAGTCCTACATATTCAACGCCAACTAAAAGAATTGATTCTGGTACTGCAGATACTTACCATCTTTATAATGGATGGTTTGTCGTTGATGGATATCTTACTATTGGCCAATATCTTAAAGACTGGGTAAATGATGCAAGCATAGCTGTAGACTCTTATATCTTAATTGAAGGATCAGATAGATGGAATGGTATTCATAAAGTTAAGGCTGTTCAAGATATTGCTGCTGGAGGATCTCATGGTGGTATTCAGACTTATACAAAAGTAGAAGATTCTACTAAATATTTTACTGACGATTCAGTCTCATGGGTTACAACAGCGAATACTATAACTGGAGTAAGCTCTAGCTTTTCTACTATTTTTAGTGCTAGCCCATCATCTAGTGAATATATATGGATTGCTGGTAGCGATGCTAGTAGTGGTATAAATAATGGCTTGGTTTCAGGTTGGAGTTATAGTACAGGTAGTGGTGGCA